CGACAAGGCACACCTCGCGCCAGGCGCCATCGACTGCCCCGAGTGCGACCGCGCGTTCCTCACCGAGGACCTGCTCTTCGAGCACGCCGAGGCCGTCCACACCTTCGACGACATCCAGCGCCTGGTCGGTGAGGTGGTGCGCGAGAAGTACCACGAGCGCGGCGACTACCGGGCCAACCCGCCGGTGCCCTCGGTCTGGGCCTGGGTCCAGGACCTGGCCACCGACTGGGTCGTGTTCTCCGTGGAGAAGGACGGCGACACCACCCTCTACAAGGCGTCGTACTCCATCACCGACGGCGCGGTCACTCTCGGCGAACCGACCGAGGTGCGCCGTCGGACCGTCTACGAGCCCGTCAAGGAGGAGAAGGACTGATGGCCGACTTCCCGACCTACCAGAAGAACACCCAGACGCCGACCCAGGAGGTCGACATCACTCCGCCGGCGTTCGATCCGGACGACACCCGTTCGGCCGAGGAACGCTGGATCGACCAGCAGTGGCGCGACGCCGACGCCGTGCGTCTCGGTGCCCGTCACCCATTGTCGATCAACCGCGACTCGGCGAACGTCACCACCGATCCGTACGACCAGATCTGAGCCGGAGGTAGGTCATGCCGGCTGTACCCAAGCCTCTCTACGTCGAGCAGGGGGCGACGTTCTTCCTGGGCTTCAACTGGCATCGCCAGGCGGTGGACGAGGCCGGCAACCCGATCCTGGACGCGGAGGGCAACCCGGTCCCCGGAGCGCCCTACGACCTCGCCGGCTGCACCGCACGCATGCAGATTCGCAAGAGACTCGGCGACCCCGTCCTGGTGACCGCGACGTCCGCCTCCTCGGGAGAGGGAGCGGAACGGATCAAGCTGGAGCCCGACCGGATCGATGAGCCCACCGGGCGGATCGAGATCACCCTGACCGATGAGGACACCAACAAGCTGGACCTCAAGGCGGCGGTCTACGACCTCGAGATCGAATGGCTGGCGAAGGCTGGCGAGCTCCGGCCGCACGTCGACCGACTGCTGCAGGGTTCGGTCACGGTCGACCTCAACGTGACGCGTGAGGAGGTCGCTACATGAGCCTGCTCGTCTTCGATGACGCCGTGGAGACGCTCACCGACGATGGGTTCGGGCACTCGTTCGTCCTCATCGAGGGCGAGCGCGACGTCTTCGTCTTCGACGCCGACCGCCACGCCGAGCAGGTCGAAGAGCCGGAGACCGGGGACTTCATCATCTTCGACGCCCCGGCACCGGCGACACAGACTCTCACCTCTCCCCAGGATCTCCTCCTGGTCGACGCGCCAAAGAAGCCGGCCGTGGTGCAGATGGCCGACAGTCCCGAGGACGTCCTGATCATCACCGCCGGCGGCCCCCCCGGCCCGGCCGGCCCCCAGGGCGAGAAGGGGGAACGGGGGGATCCAGGGCCCGACACCCTCGAATGGGTCGAGATCCACGCGCAGCAGACGACCAACGTCCACGGGATCACCGACACCTCGATCCTGGTCACCGACGACGCGCCCGACATGACTCTGATCTTCGAGAACGGACTGGTGTGATCGCATGAGCCTGGTAACCAACCTCTCCAACGCCTTCACCCGCGTTGCCACCGAGAACAAGACGCTGCGGACACTGCTCAACGGGAACAGCGCCGACAACGCCGCCCTGACCACCACCGCCAAGGCCAACCTGGTGGCCGCCATTAACGAGCTGGACGCCGCCATCGACGACCTGGCGGCGGGCGGCTCGGCCGCCACCCTGGACGAGCTGACCGACGTGGTGATCACCACGGCCGCCGCCGGGCACATTCTGCGCCACTCGGGCACCGAGTGGGTCAACGTCGACGGGGCCACGGTCTACCAGCCTCTGGACTCCGACCTGACCAACATCGCGGCCCTCAGCACCACCACCTACGGCCGGGCCTTCCTCACCCTGGCGAACCAGGCCGGCCTGATGACCCTGATCCAGGCCGCCTCGGAGACCGTGCAGGGCAAGGTGGAGCTGGCGACGGCCACCGAGACGCAGACCGGCACCGACACCGCACGCGCCACCCACCCGGCCGGAGTGAAGTCCGCGATCGATGCCGCGATCTCCACCGCGTCCGGCAACTACCAGCCCGTGGACTCCGATCTCACCGCCATCGCGGGACTGGCCACCACCACCTACGGTCGGACACTGCTCACCCTGGCCGACCAGGCCGCGTTGATGGGCCTCGTCGCATCGGCCACCACCACAGCCCAGGGAAAGGTGGAACTGGCCACCACGGCCGAGGCGACGGCGGGGACGGACACCACCCGCGCGATCACGGCCGCCGGCCTCAAGAGCGCCATCGACGCGGTCAACCTGGACCGCCTCTCCGACGTGGTGATCACGACGCCGGGCGCCGGGCATATTCTCCGCCACGATGGCACGACCGGCTTCGTCAACGTCGACGGCGCCACGATCTACCAGCCCCTGGATTCCGACCTCACCGCCATCGCCGGCATCGCGACCACCGCGTACGGTCGCGGCTTCCTGGCCTTGGCCGACCAGGCCGCCCTGAAGGCCCTGCTCCCCACCGGCACGGAGACCGCCACCGGCCTGCTCGAGCTGGCCACCGCCGCCGAGGCCACCACCGGCACCGACACCACCAGGGCCGTTCACCCGGCCGGCCTGAAGGCCGTGGTGGATGAACGGCTCAACGCCCTGATCGACTCGGCCCCGGGCACCCTGGACACGCTCAACGAGCTGGCCGCCGCCCTCGGTGACGACCCGAACTTCGCGACGAGCGTCAACACCGCGCTCGCCAACCGGGTCCGGGTGGACGCCGCCCAGACGTTCACCTCACTCCAGCAGGCACAGGGCCGCGACAACATCGGGGCCGCCTCCGCAGCGGATGTCGGAGACACCACCACGAACTTCGTGGCCACCTTCGAGGCGGGCCTGGTATGAGCCTGGTTGACAAGGTGAACGATCTCGCCACCCGCCTCGCGACGGAGATCAACGCCATCCGGACCGAGCCCCTGGACCACCTCACGATCACAGGCACCGAAGATGTCGGAACTGGACCCGTCGCCCCCGGCAGCGAACCCCCGCTACGGATCGGGAACGTCAACGGGGTCCACCTCCGGGCAGACGGCAACGAGTTGCAGTCAATGTCCAACAACGACACCCCCGGCGCGCTCGGGATCAATGTCAACGGCGGCAATATCCGCATCGGTCAGGGTCGACAGGTCAGGGCCTTCGACTTCGGGTACATGGTGCAGAACACCGACTCCAACAGCCGCATCACCGTCACCCACGTCATGGGCATGGTCCCGACCACCGTGGTGGCTACGTCGGCCAACAACCACGTGGTGCGCGTGTTCAGCACCAACTCCAACACGTTCACCCTAGAGCTGCGGAACACGGCCACCGGAGCCCTGGTGGGCCAAGGGTTCACCTGCTCCGTCCATTGGTTTTGCATCGCTGTTTGATCATTTTCAACTAGAGGAGTATTCCCTTGTCGTATCAGTCGATTGTTGAGATGGCCGGCTCGTCCAGCCTCATTTACCGCATCGCCGCCGCTGCCGCCGCCGAAGGCCAGTCGGACGCCCTGGGCTGGGCCCAGACCCGCATCTGGCGTTTGGCTGGCAGCCCCGGGTGGGCCGACACCTGGGCCTATGCAGTTGACACTGCAACGATCAACATCAACCCCGACACGGGCAAGCGCTCCGACGTAATCACCGACGCAATGCTCCTGTCGGCGGTACAGGCCCTCCGCACGGAGGAGAGCCAGCCGTAGCCGTAGGCCAGCGAACTGTCACGGGCGCCGGGGGAGAGGGGCGCCCGTGACAGTCAGGCAACCAGTCGTGGACTGGGCCCTTGACGAGCAGCTCATTTGTCGTCCTGCTCGTCCAGGGTCACGGTGATGGGGTCCGGCTCCAGCAGGTCGTCCCAATACTCGGGGCCCACGCGGAGCGGGTGCCTATCACTCACCCAGAAGCCGAGCTGGAGCCAGAGTGATCGGGCTTCCTTCTCGTCCAAGACCACCGTGTGCTCGATGTCCTCCCGGTCGCCCCGTCGCTCTCCCGCCTGGCTATCCGAACACCACCCGAGCCGAAGCCTCTTGGACGAAAGGTTGAAGCAAGGAGATTACGCGACAGGGGAGCTGACGGACATGTTGGGCATGGATACCGATAAGTTCATTGAAGGGGCCGACGCGCTGGTACGGATGGCGGACGCCCTGGAGCGGCTCGCCGATGTGGCCGAGCGCGTCCTCGCGGAGGAGGACGGGCGGGACGTGCACGTCCACGTTTCCAGGAACGGATCCTGGCTCGACGCCGAAGGCTCCCCTCAGGCGATGCAGTGATCGCCTGAATCGGACGGGCGTCTGGGTCGATCACCGAGCATGGACACCCTGGTTCTTGAGCGAGGTCAGAGCAACTATCTCGTCAACGTGGCACGCCTGGTGCGCTCGGAGGCCGATGTGTCCTCCGACCTGGCAGAGGCGGTCGCCGACGACTCCTGGCAGATCGACAAGGCGAACCCGTTCATCCAGTGGATCGCCGGCGACTTCGCCGAGGCGGAGAACCCCAACTCCAACACCCAGTATTGGACCGCCGGCGACCTCGAGCTCGCCGAGTACTCGATCCGGTACGCCCCGCTGAACATGGTGCACAAGTTCCGCCAGCCGATCGGCTTCTACGCCGCGACCAAGGTGGTGAAGCTCGACAAGAAGGACGAGGCGGCCACGCTGAAGAAGCCCGAGGAGGCCCAGGGGTCGCTGAAGATCCAGGCCCTCTCCGGGCTGTGGAGCCACATCTTCCCGTTCGAGGCCGCCCAGGTGGAGGCCGCCGACGACGCGGGGCTGCTGTTCTACTCCATGGAGTGCCGGGGCACCCACCTGATCTGCGGCACCGACGAGGCCAAGGGGCTGAAGGGCTGCGGCCAGAAGTTCGACTACATGCAGGTCGACACCCACTGTGAGCACCTGCTGGAGCGTTCCTCGGTGCGGCACATCGTCAGTCCCACCTTTCGGGGCGGAGCGATCATCGTGCCCCCGGTCCGTCCGGGCTGGAAGAAGGCGCACGCCTCGGTGCTGGAGGAGGCTGTCATGCAGGAGGCGGCCAGCTACGCCGAGCAGAACGAGAAGGCCTACAACCAGCTGACCAATGACGGCGTGGACATCTCCGCCAGCGCTTGGGAGCAGCTGATGGCGATGGCGATCCAGGGTGCGCGCGCGTGAAGAAGTAACCATCGAGGGAGAGGGATCGCCATGCTGTTCTTGCTCTGGCTTCTGGCCGTGATTCTCGTGGTCTGGGGGGTTGTGTCCATTCTGCGCGGGGAGGTCATCCTCGGCGTCGTGCTGATCATCGTGGGCCTGCTGGTAGGACCTGGAGGGGTCAGCATCTTCAACTGAAACTCATTCCGAACGTCCGTCCATCCGATCACCGGGCATGGACCACAAGCGCACGGACACGGCCAACGAGCCGGTCGACCACGACGAGTTCATGGACACCGGAGTCCTGCACGAGGTCTACACGCCGTGCGTCGGCAAGTCGTGCACGCTCCCCCATCCGCATCCCACCCCTCAGGAGGGCAAGTGAGCGGCCAGCGAGACATCGGGCACTACCTCGAAGTCCCCGAAGACCAGCGCCAGGACGTCGACTCGCCGCCGGAGTACAACGCGGACGCCGGCTTCGACATCGAGGTGGTCCCCGACGGCGAGTATGTCGAGTTGTCCACCGCCGACCCTATCGAGCCCCTGGCGGCCGATGACGAGGAGGACGAGGACGACGGCGACGGTGCGCCGCTCCACTTCCTGTCCCCCTATGACCCGGAAGGGACGGAGGAGGACTGATGAGCTTTCCAACATGGGAGCGGTCGCTCCACTGCTCAGGGTCCGCCACGCCGGGTGCCCAGGCGCTGATGCGATGGATTATCGAGACCTACGGGCCCAAGGGCGCCCAGAACTGGGGCATCTACAACTGCCGGAATGTGCGTGGCGGCGCCACGACCAGCGCCCACGGTGAGGGACGCGCCCTCGACGTCGGCTTCCCGGTCGGCGACCCGGACGGGGACCGGCTACTGCAGCGGCTGCTCAAGCGGCCCGGCCGGCTCGGCATCCAGGCCATCATCTACGAGCGCCGGATCTACTCGAAACTCTCCCCCGCCGGTCGCCCGTACACCGGCTGGCACCCGCACCACGACCACCTGCATATCGAGCTGACCCGTGAGGCGGCTCGCGATCTCAGCTACGTGACGGTCAAGCGGATTCTCACGCCGCCTTCCCGGCGTGCCGGCCAGCGCGACCTTTGGAAGGGTCTGCGGGGCCCCGACGTGCGCTGGCTGCAACGCAAGCTCTCCATCCAGGCCGACGGCATCTTCGGTCCCAAGACCAAGGAGGCGGTGCTGCGGTACGAGCGGCGACGCAACGGCAAGCCGTACAAGCTCAGGGTCGACGGCACGGTCGGTCGCCAGACCTGGCGATCGCTCGGCGTGAAGCCCATGTACTGACCCCGCGACAGCCATATTCAGGCGCCCCCCGGATGACCTCCGGGGGGCGCTTTGTCGTCTGAGTTCAATCCGGACGGCCGTCTGAACGATGCCCGTCACGTGGACACGGCGGCAGCTCGACGGATGCACGACGAGCTCCTGGCCTCCCGGCCAGAGGGCGCGTCGCACAACGCCGACATCTGTGCGTTTTGCGTGGATCAAGCCACGCAGGACGCGTCCACGGCGTCCCGGAACCCTCCCGCCGATGGCGGTCCGGACGTGTCTGAAACCCAGCCAGTCCCCGACGAACACGGAGGGAGGGACACCCACCCGATGAGCGACATGATCAGCAAGGAAACGCACGAGGCCCTGCTGGCCAAGGCGGTTTCTGACGCCACCTCCGCGACGGAGAAGGCGCTGGATGCCAAGACCCTGGAAAGCAAGGACCTCGCTGCAACAGTCGAGAAGCTCGAGGCGGACAACGCCGGCCTGAAGGCCGACAACGAACGCCTCAACGGTGATCTCGACACCGCGCAGGTGAGCCTGAAGGCCGCCAACGAGAAGGTGACCCAGCTCGAGGCCGACATCGCAGCGAAGGACGAGCAGGCCGCCAAGGCCGAGGTCGCTTCGAAGCGGGCCGAGCAGGTCAAGAACCTCAAGCTCTACGACGACGAGTACGTCACTGAGCGTGCGTCCGCATGGGCGGAGCTGACCGATGAGGCCTGGGAGCAGCGCCTTGAGGAGTGGTCGAAGCTCAAGCCCGTCGCGGACGCCTCCCCCAGTTCCGACGCCGCCTCGGCGATGTCGGGCACCTCCGGCGATCTGACCAAGGAGCCCGACTCCACGGACACCGCCGGCAGCCAGAAGTCCAAGAAGACCTCGGCACGGCGCGCCGTGCTGGGCCTGTCCTGAGAGGAGGCGGAGTAGTCAATGGCTTACTCGCGCAACTTCGGGATGCGGTCCTTCGAGAACGTCGTTCGGGACGGGCGCTTCCGGGCCCCGCGCACCGGCACGCCGTTCAAGATCGGCGCTCCCGTCCAGCTCGATGCGGACAACCCGGGCTTCCTGGAGCCCGCCGCAGCGGCGGCAGCCCCCGGCCCCAACGTCGGGCTCGCCGTCTATGAGCACATCCAGAACAAGTCGGACGCGCTCAGCACCGCGTACGACCCGCCCTACGACAGTGTGCCGCTGGGGCAGTACGCCCAGATGATGCACGGCCCGGGCGCCAAGGTGTGGTTCAAGAACACCACCGACAAGACGCTCTACGACGGCCGCGTGCAGGTGGCCGGTGGGCTCCTCGCCGACTCGGTGGACGTCTCCACGCTTGCCATTGGCGCCGGGCTCGTCCCGGACGGCGCCGGCAAGTTCCGCGCCGTTGGCCTCGACGAAAACGCATGGCTCGTCGTCGAGCAGGTCAACCCTTCCGCCGGTCGGGTCGAGGCCCGACTGACCTTCTGAGAGGAGGAGAAACACCATGAGCGACACCGCGATCAAGAAGATGGTGGACTCCTTCGGGAGGTCCCAGGAAGAGAACGCCCAGCGCCTCGAGATCATGGAGGCAGCCAACGAGGAGGCCCGGGACAACTGGGACGACCCCCAGTACCGTCGCGACTTCGCCGCCGAGCTCACCGAGAGCATCCTTCTCGGCTTCGAGTACGAGACCCTCATCGACCGCTGGATCGACACCGAGCGGACCGACTTCAACGGTCGGATCTTCATCCGCGAGGCCGGCGGCCTGAAGGCCTTCTACATGGCCCGTGGCGGCTACATCGAGGCGTCCGAGCTGACTGCGGAGATCTCCGAGGTCCCGCGCGACATGCTCGGTGTCCACGTGTGGGAGTTCGAGGACAAGTTCCTCACGAACTTCGGCGAGAGCGCGCAGGCCCTGCGTGACCTCTCGATCCGGCGCATGGACGCGGAGATCAACCGCCGCGTGCACACCGTGCTGTCGGAGGCCATCCCTTCCGGCTCGCCGTACTACCTGGCCACCCCGGGGCTCTCCAAGCCCGGTGTGGACGCGGCCATCGCTGCCGTCCAGGACGCATCGGACTCCGGGAACGTGGTGCTCGTCGGTCGCCCGACGATGACCCGTCAGATCATGGACTTCGACGGCTACGGCAACGAGACGCTGGAGGAGATCCGCAACAAGGGCGTCCTGGGTCAGTACCGGGGCGTGCCGATCGTCGAACTGCGGAACTACAAGGACGAGGACGGCAACCCGTACCTGCCGGCCAACGAGATGTGGATCATGACCCGCGACACGGGCAAGTTCGCGTTCTTCGGCGGTCTGAAGTCCAAGGAGTTCATGGAACTCGACAACTGGTACTGGCACTACCTGGCGCGGCGCGACACCGGGGTGCTCGTGCACCACCCGGAGCGCGCTCGCCGGCTGCTGGACACCAGCATCCCGGCCTGAGCCTCAGGCTCATCAGCTGGATCGAAGCCCCCCACCCTCCAGGGTGGGGGGCTTTCGTCTCGCCCCGAGTTGCATCCGAACGGGCATCTGGTCGATGCCCCCGGGCCCACTCGATGTGACCGGAGAGAAGCGACCATGCAGCAGAAGATCCTGGGAGTCGTGCTTGCGGCGCTCCTCATCCTCCCGGCCGGGGCCTGGCTGCTCGCCACCGGCCCGGCCAGCGCCGCCGGCGACAAGATCACGTTCTGCCACGCCACCGGTTCGGAGTCCAACCCGTACGTCCTGATCACCACGTCCAAGGCCGCCTTCTACCAGTCGGGCCATGTGGACCACGCCGGGGACATCTATCCCGCCGGCGAGTACAAGGGTCAGTCGTGGCCGGCGCAGGGCGATCAGTCCATCCTGGCGAACGGGTGTGAGGTCTCCGATCCTGATCCCACGGAGACACCCGACCCGTCCGAGACACCGACGCCCACCGACCCCACCAGCGAGCCGACTCCCACTCCGACCGAGACGCCAACGGAGACCCCGACCGAGACTCCGACCCAGTCACCGACCCAGTCGCCCACCAGGTCATCCACGCCGTCGCCCACCAAGTCGCCGGAGTCCGACACGCTGGAGACGCGAACCGTGCAGCGCAACTACTGCCGCAAGCACGTCACCCTGGTCCAGGAGCGGCGGAACGGCGGCCCGTGGGTGACGGTGGACCGCTATGTGCGGCACTACGCCAACGCCTGCAACGAGGCGGGAGTGTTGGTCGCGCACGAGGAGGGCATGTAGGCGGGTGCGAATCCGAACGTGCGTCTGACCGATGACTCCGGCAAGGAATTGGAACTGACCCGAGAGGACCCGTCATGCGTCAAGGCAGCATCACCGACCAGGACCAGCACTTCACGGAGACCTGGGAGAACATCGCCACCCGAGGGAACGCCATCATCCGGCTCGACGCGCGAGGCGAGGAACGCCAGGAGGTCATCTCCGGCCGACGCAGCTTCATGCTCACCACCGAGGAACGGATCATCACCGAAACCAAGGTGCTCGATTCCAAGGACGACCCGTTCAAGAACGGCGACTTCCGGCCGGTGATCGTCCCCGACTCGGTGACCATCGAGACCAACCCGAACGCGCTGTCGGATGAGGAGATCGTCCAGATGTTCGCGATCGGCGACGAGGCCTGGTCGCAGGTGCTGACGAGCCTGGACTCGGTGGCCACCCTGCGCCGGATGCTCGACCTGGCCGAGGATTACGAGGGCCTGACCATGAGGCGCTACCGCGACATGGAACACCGGCTGATCGAGGTGCGCGGCTCCGACCGGGTCCAGATCACCACCCAGGACCCCGATCTGCGCAACTTCCTCAGCGATAAGCCGCGCGGCAGCCGGCAGAACCCCGCCAGCGGCCAGGACAATCCCCGCCGAGGCATGGGCGGTCGATCCAGCGACTACCGGTGACCTGCTTCTGACCCCACCGAGCGCCGATGAGTAGGCGAGAGTCAGGAGGTTCAGATGGCCGTCGATTTGTACGACTACGTGGAGTCGGTCAAGCGTGAGATCGAGCCGCCAGGTACCGAGCTGTTCGCCGGAGTTGCCGAGGCGGAATGGGTGGGGTACCTCTCCGACGCGTTCTGGGAGGCGCGCCTGGACGGCTTCCTGGAGGGGTACACCACCGACGAGGACCTGATCGTGCCCGTGGCGTCCGGGGCGGCCGACCTCGACCGGCGCTGGATGGCGCTGGTCGTGCTCTACGCCGGCGTGAAGGTGCTGCGCAACCGGATCCTGAACTTGAACATGGCGTTCCGCGCCAAGGCGGGTCCGGTGGAGTTCGAGCAGGAGAACAGCGCGATGGTGCTCGCGGAGATGCTGCGCCAGCTGAGGGCCGCGAAGGACCGGATCCTCGATGAACTGGACGCCGACGAGACCAATGTCGTGGTGCTCGACGCCTTCTCCACCCGGCTCCACTCCCCGCTGAGCTACCACGGCGGGCCTGAGCTGACCGAGGGCTCCTGATGGTGCAGCCGGACTCGGCCCTGGGCTTCTCGGCGGACTTCCCGACCCAGACGGTGCGCAACGCGTTCCTGTTCGCCATGCAGCTGGGTAAGCCCAACGACGTCGCCCGCCAGGTGAGGTTCGTCAAGCGCTCCCCCGGCCGACGCTATTTCCTGGGTGATGAGGAGCAGTTCCAGCCGCCGCTGGGTGACCTGCGACTGGATCGAGACGGGCGTCCCTTGAACCCGCAGATCCGGGTCGAGCAGACCCCCGACACCGAGATCCCGGTCGACGTGGCCATCGAGCTCACCGAGGCGACGGCCGACGAACTGCCGGTGGGCAACTTCCGGCCGGTCAAGGCCACCGTGACCCTGATGGCTCAGGAGTACGAACAGATCAAGGGCTCCCGTGAGCTGAAGTACAACAACGACCGGTACGGCTTCGGCTACGAGCTCGACGCCACCGGCCTGTTCGACCTCACCGTCCACACGCTGATCTTTTTCGCGCTCAATGAGTCTTGAGCTGGAGCACCGGATGGAGTGCGTGAGCTGCGGGCAGGTGTTCGACCCGATCAAGTACCGGTGGCTGTGCCCGATCTGTAAGACCAAGAATTCATGCTGCGAGGGAGAGCCGCTATGACCGAGACCGGAGTGACCGGCGGCTACGTCCGCCACCGCGACCGCATGGTCCAGGAGTCGGTGTTCGACGACCTGCGCGACACCCTGATCGCCTGCCGCTGGCTGGCCGGCACCACCGCCCACCCGGTGCGGGACCTGTACAACAACGACGCCTGGGGTGTCATCACCACCGCACCCGACCAGACCCTGCCGTTGCTGGAGGGCAACCCGATGGTGCTCATCGACTACTTCCCCGAGGCCGAGGGCGAGTCGGTGACCGGCGAGGCGGAGACCGGCCAGACCGCGCTCAACACGTTGGCCCTCGACAACGGCTCACGGATTGCCTCGGGGCCGCGTGAACTGGGCAATCCCACGGCGGAGTATGTGACCTACCGGTTCAACATGGCGTTCTTCGCCGCCAGCGACGCGGTGGCCCAGGCCGTGTTCGGCGACCTGGCCGACCGGTACCGGGGTCGACTGGTCCGGCCCGACGCCATCGAGCTGTGGAACTACAACAGCCCGGCCGAGGAGCCCGTGGTCCGGATGTCGGTCGAAAGGTTCGAGTTCACCTCCAATACCGACCAGAGCATCGCGGCACACGAGGTGCACCTGTACTTTGCCGAACTCGAGGTCGATGACGAAGTCGATTAGTGACTGGAGTTCGCCGATGTATAGGCCAACACGAGGCTGACTCAGGATCGACGGTTGGTCTCCCCCGCCGGGCGAGAAGACCGGCGTCAGGGAGCACCTGGATCCGCCGGCCCTTCTCGCCCGAAGAGTTCGGAAGGCATCAAGAGACGGCTGACGATGGGCCCCCTGGCGGTGCACCCCAGAGTATGTCCCGGCTGCGGACAGCAGGACTCGCTGACCCTGATGGGGAACCACTGGCACTGCCGGATGTGCGGGATCGTCATCACGAAGAAGCATTGATCCGACGGGGTGTGGTTCAGGGAATGGGTCATCCAATCTCGCATGCCACCCGCGCTTTCGCGTAGACGCGACACGGTTCGACCCGGTGCCACCCACTCCATCTGCGCGTCCAGGACGCCGACTATCCCCACGGAGCTGGAGTTGTCCCCTGGAAGCGGGTCTGGAGATGGACGTGAGTCTCGACGTCAGGAAGTTCCTCCGCAATCGGAGGGACCGGGCGGTCGGCACGATCCTTGGCTATGCCGAGAGCGAGCTCAAGCCGAAGCTCACGGCGGCCCAATGGGAGAGCCTGCGACGAGTGGTCCTCGATGCGACCAACAGCTACCACGACACCGTGCTCGATCTGGTGAAGGCCGAGGACGTCGCGCGCAACGACCATCTGGTCACCCTGCTGGAGCGACTGGACCAGAACCTGTCGCGTCAGGCCCGGGAGGCAATCGCCGCCTCCGAGGCGGGCCATCAGGACCGGAAGCGGGCCATCGCCGAGCAGGAGGCGCGCCGCACCGCGCTGCTCGAGGCCCAGCAGTAGATCCAGACGCGCGTTCATTCCAATTCCGGGGTGCGGCGAGCCGATGACCCGGTGAGACCAGAGAGGTGGTGAGACCATGCCGCAGCTGACCATGAAGGTGACCGACCGTCGGGGGACGTTCGACAGCGGTCTCAACAAGCGCCTGAAGGCTCTCCTCGACGCCGAACAGCGCGCCAAGCAGATGGCCGCGCGGGCCGCGACCACCAGCACGCGAGCGAACTTCCGCTACCGCCGCGAGGCGATCGAGCCCCGACGCGGCCGGTCCAGCACTGGCGGCCGGATGAAGCAGCACCTGGAGTGGACGGTGCGCAATGACCGGGTGGAGTTCGATATCGACAAGGCCGACACCATGGTGCGGCACTGGATCATTCACGAGATCGGCACCGGTCAGCGCGCCACCATCCGGAAGGCCGCCGAGGCGAACCCGCTAGGTCGTCCGAAGAAGGGTGCGACCTACATCCGCACCGTGAAGTCCCAGCGTGGCCGGCGCATCAGCGGCGGGTTGGTGTTCGCCACCGGCGGGCGCTACTCCCAGCCCGGCGCACGCCGCGACGAGCAGCTGCACTGGGCCTCCAAGGTCCTCGGTGTTCCGCACTGGGGGCGGGCCCCGGGGGCTCGTCAGGCCGCCTCGATCCGGATCCGCCGCGAGATCGAGGGTCAGGGCTTCGTCAAGAAGGGCGGCGAGCACGGCTTCCGCGAGTACGAGCAGTCGGTACTGGCGGCAGCGCGACAAGCATTCCGAAAGGGCAGCCGGTCGTGAGGGCGACGGGAGCTCCAAGGGGAGGTGTCGTGAACAAGACAAATGCAAACGTCTGGCTCATTGCTACCGGCCGAGCCTGGCGACACGTTCCGATGGAGGTGTAATCCATGGCAATCAAGGCCGGACAGATCCTGCATGTGGCCAACCAGTTCGTCGTTGACCGGATTCAGACGGGCGGGCCGGGCGCGCTCAACATCCCGCAGGAGAAGGTCTACGAGCTCGGCAACTACCGGTCGGTGGGCATCGTCCGCGACGTCCCCGACCTGACCTTCTCCCTGGAGTGTCTCGACGTGGGCACCGAGGTGGAGTCGCTGCTGGTGGGGAACGCAGATCCGCACGCGGACCCCGTCAGCACCAAGTACGAGCTGGACAAGAACAAGCCGATCGACATCATCAGCCCGTGGAAGACGCCGCACGGCGAGTTCGAGACCGTCCACGGTGTTGCGGTGCCCTACCTGTACCTGGAGAGCGCCAGCTACCGGTACGGCCTGGCCGAGAACGCCGGCGAGACCTTCTCGCTGCGCGGCGACTCGATCTACTACATCCCCGGCACGCCATGGCAGGACATCACCGACGGCGGCACCGTTGCCGCCGCCGTGCCGGTTGACTCGCACACCTTCGAGCAGGGTCCGGCACTGGCCTACACCGAAGGTGGCGTGACCCGGTTCGCGTTGTGTGTCACGGTGGACGGCCAGCGGCTGATTCGGGGGACCGACTACACCGAGACGGACACCGTCGTCACGTTCGTCGGTGAGTACGCCGGGATGACGGCGGCCAACAAGGTCTCCATCGTCTACGGTTCGGCCGTCTCGGCGACCTACCCGCAGGCGGGTGCCACGCCGTACGGTGCCGGCGACGCCAACCTGGTCCACCAGGGCACCTCGATCAAGCCTGCCGCGATCCGAGGCAAGGACATCGACGTGTACTTCTCCACGGCCATCCCGGGCGTCGACCTGGGCGCCGGGGTCGGCGCGCCGGTCGAGATCCGCTGGCCGGACGTCCAGTCGGCGACCGTCGACTGGGCGGTCACTCTCGAGGAGGATCGTGAGTTCGGCAACCCCAACGCCGTCGGCCGCGATGCGACCGATGTGCCGGCGGTGACCGGCGCGATCGAGCTCAAGCCGCGTTCGGTGGAGGCGTTCTTCACTCGGCTGCGCCAGGTCACCGGCGTGAACGACCTGGACCGGATCATGGGCCCGCAGTCGTCCCTGACCGGCGGCCTGCGCATCGAGCTGCGCAACCCGGACTCCGGCGGCACCACCGCTACGTTCAAGGGCGACATCCTGAAGACCCACTACGTCCCGGCGGCTCGGTTCACGATGCCCGGCTACAGCGGCACCGTGCAGCAGAAGCTGACCACCACGCTGAACTACGAGTCCGACGACGGCCTGCTGGAGATCTTCAACGGGCCCCGACCCTCCTGACCCGCGCCCGACAGCAAGGCCCCCGGATCCCATCCGGGGGCCTTGCTCATTCTCGACGGGTGTCCATCCGATGCCCTCCATGACTCCCGGCTAGCACCACGTGGCCGGTCCGGTCTGAATCTGAACTAGGAGCTGCGGATGGCCAACATCAAGGCTCGGCGCTTGCTGAGCGACCTCTACAAGAGGGGCGTCGAGGTTCGCTTCGGCCGGGGGCCGGACGGCACGCCCCAGGGCTCCATCGCCCCCAAGGGGGAGGGCTGCTTCGTCAACGACGAGGGCAAGCCGATCCCACCCCAGAACGGCGAGATCCAGATGTGGGTCCAGGCGCCGTCCCCCCTGCACCGCGAGATGGCTCTGCGTGACGCCCAGGCATCACGCGCCCGCTCGCTGGTCAGGGCCAAGCGCGACGAGGACTCCGAGGAACACCTCACCATCATGGCGTTCCTGGCCGACATGAGCGACGAGACCCTCATCGACTACGTCCTTATCCAGGAGGAGCAGGACCGGCAGAACGAGGCCATGCGCGAGGTGATGGCCGGCGACGAGTGGCAGGACATGGCGTCCTACCAGGACGCGCTCCGCCAGTACGAGGAGGATGAGCGGCCACAGGAGGAGCTCGACAAGGACCCCGAGTACCAGGCCCTGATGGAACTGGATGCCAAGTTCGGCCAACAGGTCCGTAAGCGGGAGAGCGAGCTGACCGACGCCGCGCGTCAGGCCCTCGGGATGCGGCCGCGCGCCGATGTGGAGAAGAAGGCGCTCGACAAGCGCGCCGAGATCGTCGGCACCCAGGCGTTCATGGCCGAGTACGAGCGGCAGATGCTGTTCTACTCGGTCCGCGACTTCGACGACAACGGCGTGCTGTTCTTCGAGTCCGCGCGCCAGCTCGCCGAGGCCGATGACCAGATTCGGACGACCATCCAAGACGCCATGTTGCCCTTCATCTCGGATGCGGCCGAAGCAAAAAACTTGCCAGGGGCGGTATCTGGCTCGGACTCATCAGAGCCGCCCAACGCGCCGGAGACTTCCGCAGCCTCTACCCCCGAGGCTGTGAACGCGTAGACGAGATCCCCTGGTACCTCCAGGTGGCCATCGAACACGCGCTGAACGTATTGACGTGGCACGAGAACTTGCAGAAGGACGAGATACCTCCCGAGCACCTCTGGGAGGACGCCGAGGGACTTGAACAGTGGTGGCAGTGGATCGAGGACAAGCGTGCTGACGGGCGCGACTCGGTAGCTCCCACCAACAGGTCGGGCGATGACGATCCCGACCCGGGGATGGCCGAGAACGATCTTGCACGGTTCCTCAAGACGGGCTAGGGGTTATGGCCAATCAGGACTTTCACTGGACACCCGAAGACCTCGCCTGGGCTGCCGGCCTGTTCGAGGGCGAGGGGTGCATCGCGCTCAGTCGTCCCGCAGCGACGCGACCACAGGTGCAGTGGAATTTAGTGCTCGCCTCTACGGATCTCGATGTGCTCGAGCGGCTTCAGACGGTCGTTGGAATGGGCCAGATCAGCGGCCCTCGGGATCGAGGTCACAAGCTCCATTGGGTGTGGTGCGTGAGTCGACGCGAGCATGTTCGCCTTCTGCTGGAGGCGATGCTCCCCTGGCTCGGTTCTCGCCGGCGTGCTCGAGCTGAGGAGTGCCTGGCGTTCTTCGAAGCGAACCCCCCCGGGATGCATCGCTCCAGCCTGTGTAAGGCGGGTTTGCACGTCCGGACCGAGGAGAACGTGCGGGTCTCAGTCGACGAGCAGGGGCGCGTGCGTAGGCGTTGCATCCCATGCGCCCAGGCGAGCAGCCGTCGCTACTACGAGAAGACTCGTGAGGTTGCCTGATGGCCAGCCAGGACTTCTACGTCACCTTTGGGTCGAACGCGGGCACGTTCGCGGAACGACTGAAGGCGGACCTTGCGCCGGCGAAGACCGAGATCATCGCGCTCGGGAAGCTGCTCCAGGGTCTCGAGCGGCAGGCCGGCAAGAGCGTTCCGGCGATCCATGGCGCCCTCGCCGAGGATGCCGCCAGGGGCACTGCCGGCAAGGGCAAGGGCAGTGGCACCGCCACCGAGCTGACCAAGATCAACGAAGCGGCCGACGACTTCAAGCGCGGCATGGTCGAGCTGAAGACCGAACTGGCAACGGTCGTTGGCCTGATGAAGGCGACTGCCGGCCAGCAGGGTCGCATCGCGCGGGGCGAGGGAGCCTACTACGACCCGGGCAAGAAGCAGTACGTCAAGACGGCGGAGGTGCAGGCCGGGCAGCACCCCCAGGCCTATCCCAGTGGTTCGCTGCGTGTTGACCCCCAGATCCAGCGGACTCTCGCCTCGGCCCTAGAGCGTGAGCGCGCACAATCGCCGGCCGCGACGGCGTCGGTTCGCGACGTCAGCAAGGTCCAACTCGACCAGGCCGAGCTGGACCGAGTGGTCAGGGCGGTCAACGAGGTCCGCGACGAGCTGCGCAAACAGACCGCCCGTCCGATTCGGGGCGAATCCGAGGGGACGGCGCCCGCACCTCCAGCACCCACGGCGGCCCTCGAACAGCGCAAGCAGCAAGCCACCGCCCCGGCCGAGTCCGACGACGAGACGCAGCGGGTGATGGCGCTGGAGCGGCGCCTCGCCGAGATGCAGGTCAAGGCCCAGCGACTGGCCGGCATTACCGCGCAGGCCGGCGAGGCGGTGGACGACGCCCTCAAGGAGGTGTCGGCCGAGGTCGACGAGGCGATCTCGGAAGCCAAGGCGGAACTGGCGAAGCTGCAGCGCGCCACCACCGGGATCAGCCGAGCGGAGCAGTCGGAGCGACGCAAGGCCGAGTTCCAACGCGGCCCAGACCTGCCGGACGAGGAGTACGACCGCCGCCGTCGCATGCGCCAACGGCTGGACCTGGCGCTAGACCCGGAGGCCTTCGGGGCATCCGTCGGACGCGGCAAGGGCCAACTCGGCATGACCGACCTGCGGGAGATGGCCCAGCAGCTCGGTGATCTCGGCTTCCAGACCCCGGCCGGTTCCAAGGTCCGCCAGCCACAACTGGTCGAGAACATCGTCTCCAGCCGTCAGGCGATGCTCGAGCAGTACGGCCCCGAGATCCCGGCCGAACTCCAGACGGGTCGTCGGGTCGTCGCCGACAAGGTGTCCGACGCGGTACGACAGATCCTCGAGAACGCCAACATCAGCGCGGCCGAGGCGGCCGAGGAGTTCGCGGCCCGCGAGGCCATCCGTCAGGCACAACAGGCCGGCCACCTCCCCAAGGACCCGACGCTACGAGCCACCGAGGCGACCGGTCAGGGCGCGACGTCCCTGGCCGGGCAGCGCCTCAGCGGGCCGATCGGGGTGCCGTCCGGCATGGTCAAGGGCGGCGAGTACAACGACGTCTTCGGCATGCTTCCAGGGCTGGAGATGCTGCAGCAGCGCGCAACGGGGCGGGCGGCCAATCTGGCGATGCAGCCCGGCTATGACCCCTTCCGGGTCAATGTCTCGGAGGAGATCTCCGGCCATGGCGAGGAGGCGGTGGCCGCCCGCCAGGCCTTCCGGGCGCTCCGGCAGGCGACCCGCGAGCTCGACGACCTGGGCCGGGACTTCCAGACCTTCGCCGACGCCATCGATCAGAACGAGAAGTTCATCCAGCGCGCCACGGGCCGCCTCGAGCGCGGCAAGGAACGCCCCACCGACCAGGCCAAGATCGCCGAGGCCGAGGCCAACATCCAGCGCATGCGTGGCGAGATGGGCAGCGATCGGTTCCGGGGCCTCCAGGAGGTCTTCGAGGCCCCGGAGTACCAGGCCGGTCGCCGAGAGCGTGAGATCTCCCGCGCCCAGTACGAGGCGCAGATGGAGGACCGGGCCCGTCGCGAACGAGAGGTTTATGTCGGCGACGCCGCCGGCCACGCGGTGGCCGGCACCAGGCTGGCCCCGGGAACCAAGGACACCTACATCCGGAACATCCCGGGCCTGATGTACCAGGGCAGGCAGGACCGCTTCGGGTTCACCGACCAGGAGCGGGATCCAGCCCAGCTGGGTCAGATGAACAAGTCCTGGCAGTCGATGCAGTCCGCCATGCGGCGCGAGCGTGGCGTCGGTCTCGAGGTTGAGCAGGGTCAGCGTCCGCAGGCCGATCTCGACGCGGCCCGCCAGCGTGTCGAGAACAAGGCCACCGCATTCTTGAACCAGATGCAGGAGATCTTCGATATCTCCCTGCCGCTGGAGAGCCTGACCGGGAGGGCCCCCGAGTCTGCGGCGAACATCGAGGCTGAGCTCAGGCGTCAGGAGGCTTCCGAGGCCGTCCATGCCGAGACATTCCGGAAGCCGGGCCAGGAGGCGGTCTCGGCCAAGGCGCCCGACGTGGGCACTCAGGCCGAGCGTGCGGCGGCCAAGGAGGCCAGCGCCGAACTGCGTGACTTGGCCGAGGAGATCGACCGAGCCACCAAGGCTCAGCGTCGCCTCACCGAGCTGCGCGAGCAGATCTCGACCGGCCGCAAGGCCGGTGAGGACGTCTCCGCCCTGGTCGCTGAGCGGGGGGCGATCAAGGGCGCCGAGGGCTACGTCGACAAGAACGAGCTCAGGGCGCTGCGGAAGAGCTACCACCAGGAGATGGCGGCCGCTACTGGCGGTGGCGGCGCCGAGGTGCCGCCCAGTGGCCCTCGAGTCGGCCCCTCCGGCCCGTCGGGACCGGGCGGCGGCGGGGACGGCCCGATGGTCAACATCCTGCGCGAGATCCTCACCGCCATCAACCACATCCACACCACGATCCGGACGGGTGTCCGGATCACCGGCACCGATGCTTCTCCGCCGCCGGTCGAGGGCCCCCCCGCCGTCGGCACCCAAGCCCCCGCCGCTGGCGCGGCAGGCGCCACCTCCGTCACCGCCAGCAACGAGGAAGAGGAAAGCCTGGCCCGCGCGGCCACGCGGCGTGCGGAAGCGGACGCCAAGGCGAGTCAGGGCACCCAGGAGGCTACGCGAGCCCAGGTGACGCTGGCCGAGGAGCAGCGTCGAGGCCTGGTACTGACGCGGGCCCAGGTCCGCGAGGAGATGAACCTGAGCAACGCGAGGAGGCTGCTCAGCGAGGGGGCGGAGAAGGAGTTCGCCGAGCTGAAGCGTCTCAACCGGGCCGGGGCGGACAACGCGAAGATCGTGGAGCAGCAGGCCCGCGCCTACGCCCGGATGGAACAGGAGATGGCGGGCCAGGGCGTCCCGGCCGCCCATCGCAAGCGATACGCCCAGAGCCTGTTCACCGAGGCAAACGTCCGTCCGGGCGGCTCCGACAAGGCTGGTGACGCCCAAGGCGGACGCGTCCGGATGACCGAGGTCGAAGAGATCGCCCGGTCCTCCCAGGCCTTCCAGGGCTACAGCGCGCAAGTCAAGGACATCAGCTCCGAGATGGGAGGCTATGTCGGCCCGGACGGTCCGTTCGGCGCGGCGCTCCAGGGGATGTTCGGCAAGAGCGGATTCTGGGCCCGGATGATGAACAGCACCGGCACGTTCATCATCAGGAACTTCACCGCCGGCTTCGTCTTCGGCATCACCAACGCCCTCCAGGAAACGCTGCGGCAGGGCATCATCACCGAGTCCACCTTCATCCGAGTCTCCGACGCCCTGGGACAGACCGGGCGGGAGACTGGGAACCTGCGTACCCAGCTCCAGGGGATCTCGGCCGACTACGGTGTCGCGCTCAACGACGTCTACGAAACGGCCGCAGGCCTGACCGGCCTGTTCGAGAGCACCGATGAGATCGCCGGCGCCACCAAGGTCGTCGCCCAGCTGCAGGCGATCTCATCGGGCGCCCTCAATGCCAAGGAGGCGATGGGTGTTCTGGCCTCGATCACCGGCGCGTACGCGGACGAGCTCGAGGGCGGCGTGGGGGGGCTGGAGCACGTCGCCGATGTTCTGACGGTCGTCCAGAACGTCTTGGGCACCAATGTCGAGGTCACTTCCGAGGGTGTCGGCGCCCTGTCCGGGCTGAGCCAGCAGCTGAAGATCGACTTCGAGGATATGTCGGTCTACGTGGGACAGATCGCCAAGTTGACCAATCAGACCGGCGCCGCCGCCGGTGAGCAGTTCAGCCGAATCCTGGGGTCGATGCAGAGTGGTCGCGGCCGCGCGGCACTGGTCCAGGCGCTCCCCGACACGGGCATGGAGCAGCTACTGAACACGGGTGAATACGGCAAGGCCCTCAACCTTATGTTGGAGAACTGGGACGGCCTGACCGACGCCCAGCAGCGCAACCTGGGTGTCACCATCGCTGGCCAGCGGCAGGCCCGCGCCTTCGCCGCGCTGACGAGCAACAGCACCAAGGTGCTGGACGCCGCGACCCGGGCACACAACGCCAACGGCGAGGCCCAGCGACGCGCGGAGGCGATCGCCGCAACGCTGACCGGTCGCATCCAGCGACTGATGACCAACTTCCAGGACCTGGCGCAGAACCTGATCCGGACCGGCATCGTGGACTTCGTCGGCCTCCTGTTGCAGGTCACGAATGCCACCCTCGCGGTCATCAACGAGATGTTCTCGAAGTTCAACGATCTCACCGACAAGAACCCGCTGGCGTCGTTCCTCAAGCACGTGACGGTTGGCCTCCTCGGCCTGATCGTCACCCTCAAGGTTGCGGGGATGGCGTTTCGTGGCTTCCGCGCATCGATGGCGACCCTCGCGGCGAGCGAGGGCGTGGCCGGGGCCGGGATTCGGGGGGCCGGCCTCGCGGCGAGCGGGGGCGTGGCCGGGGCCGGGATTCAGGGGGCCACCGCCGGCATCGGACTCCGAGACCCCGCGCACGGCAAGCATGCCGCCGGCGTTCCACTCGTCGCGGCGGTCGCCGGCGGCCAGCATGTCGCCACCGGCGGAGCCGCCGCCGTCGCCGGCAAGCATGCCGCCACCCGGACGAGGCTGCTGAGGGCGGAGGCGTTCGCCCTGTCGAAGGCTGCCAAGGGGACCTCGCTCCTGAGCAAGGGGGTGACCGGCCTCGCCTCCGCAGGGCTCGGTGCCCAGATCGCCATCGTTGCCGCCACCGCCGGCCTGATCAACGCCTACATGAAGCAGAAGGACGCGATCAAGCAGCTCGATGAGCAGTTCGATCGGTATGACAAGGGCAGGAAGAAGACGGAGGCGCAGGAGGCGGCCGAGTACGTCGGGCCCGACACCGACGCGCTCGAGAAGTTCAAGAAGGGGAAGGAAGGCTTCTGGGGCCGGGTCAAGTTCGAATACGACCAGGTGGGGAAGCTGCTCGCCGACCCCAGCGAGATCTTCGAGAAGCAGAACTGGACGCCCGGGAGTCATTCGGCACAGCTGGAGGCATGGCGCGGCGTCCTGAGAGACGAGATGCAGGGCACCCTTGATGAGCTCGACGCGGCCAGGTGGGAGGTCCTCGCCGATGCCATGGCTGGGCGGCTGACCCCGTCACAGCCGGATGGGGGTCGACCGGCAACTAGTGGGTTCGACAAGGTGCAATCCGAGGTCGGCGTGCTGCTCGAGGCCGTGGGCGGGACGGTGCCGGCGGCCACCGAAGAGCAGGCCCTGGCCTACGGAGAGCAACACAAGAAGCAGATCGAACAGAAGCGGGCCGAGACCGAGAGGGCCTTCGAGGCGGGCGAGATTGAGCCGGGCGACGCCATGGCGTTGCTGGCCGGCTACGAGTTGATGCTCAAGGACCTTGGCGAGGAGGTGACCGCCATGGTCCTGCTCGCGCAGGGGCTCGAGCCGGCCAAGGCGCTCAGCTCGGAGGTCATCAAGAACATCACCGATCTGCGTCCCATCCTGGCCAATCTCCAGGGCGCCGGCATCGGCGACATCGTCGGCGAGGACATTTCGCAGCTCATTGTAGAGACCGGCGCCCCCGAAGGCTCGCGAGCCTACAAGGTCATGGAGAGGATGGCCGAGGGGAACTTGTCGCGAGTCCAGTTCATGCGCCAGGAACACAAGCTGATCATGGACGCCTGGAACAACGCGCGAGCCAATCTCAAGGGCGCAGAAAAGTCAGGTGACCCGGACAAGATCGAGGCGGCCGAGCAGCAGATGCGCGACCTGATCAACCAGCTGGCCTCGCACACCGAGGACGCCATCGGGGTCTTTATCCAGTCGGCCGAGGCGATCGCCGGCGCGGCGGTGATGCGCGGCAACTACACGGGCGCCGCATCGGCGCTGCGGCAGGCCGCTCGCCGGGTCGCGGCGAAGCGCGACCGAGGGTCCGAGACCCCCGAGATGCGGGCGCAGCGCGACGTCGAGGAGATGACGGCAGTCCAGGGGGCCGCCGAGAACAAGGCCCTGAAGAAGAACATGCCGCTTCGGAGGGCGCAGGCACAGACGCAGAGCGCCACCGAGGACGCTCGACTGGAAGAGCAGATCGCGTACAACGAGTACCAGGCCCTGCTGGCCGAGCGTGACCTGGCCCTCAAGGAGAACCGTCGGGGTCCTGGGCGGAAGGCGATCCTGGAGGCCGAACTCGGCTGGCTCACCTCCCGGATGGCCTCTCAGACGACGGTCCGTGACGCCGCCGACGCCGTCGCCCAGGCCCAGGCCGGCCTCGCCGGAGCGTACGCCGACGCCCGTGGCGACGCCGTTGCCTCGGCCCAGGCGCAGGCGCAGGGTGCCCAGGCTGCGTTGGCCGCCGCGCAGGCGGCCGGCGACGCGGCGGGCATCCTGAACGCCCAGGCCCAACTGGTCGCGGCCAACGCTCAAATCGTCCAGTCGCAGCAGGACCTGGTGCAGTCGCAGTACCAGGTCTCGATCGCTATCGCGGACGCGGCCGGTGACTCGGTGCAGTCGGCGCAGCTCCAACTGGGGGCTGCTCAGAATGCCCTTTCTGCAGCTCTGCAAAAGTCCGGGGGCCAGGAGACTGCAGAGACCAACGCCGCCCGCGCGGCCGCGATCTCGGCCGGAGCGGCGGCCCAACAGGCGGTGGTGGACCTCATCCAGTCGCGCTACGCGATCTCCATCGCCATCGCAGACGCGGCCGGTCACACGGTGCAGTCGGCACAGCTCCAGGCGAAGGCCGCTCAGAGTGCGCTCGCTGCAGCTCTGCAAAAGTCCGGGGGTAGGGAGACCGGGGAGACCAACGCGGCCCGAGCGGCCGCCATCTCGGCCGGGGCGGCCGCTCGACAGTCGCTGGCGGACTTCATCCAGTCGCGCTACGAGGTCTCGATCGCCATCGCGGACGCGGCCGGTCGGACGGTGCGGTCGGCACAGCTCCAGCTGAAGGCCGCTCAGAGTGCGCTCGCTGCAGCTCTGCAAAAGTCCGGGGGTAGGGAGACCGGGGAGACCAACGCGGCCCGAGCGGCGGCGATCTCGGCCGGGGCGGCAGCTCGAGACGCCCGACTCCAGGACCAATTGGGCACGATCGACTTCCAGCTCGAGATGGATCGGATCACCGCCGATGGTGCCATCGCGATGCTCCAGAACATCCTCAGGACCGCCGACCTGACCCGTCAGCAGCGTCGGGACCTGCTGCTGAAGATCAAGGGGCTCAAGGACGACCTGCGCTCGTCGCTGACCTCCTCGGGCTTCAACATCCCCGACCAGGTCAAGCTGCCCACTGCCTACGAGGTGCGCCGCTCGCTGGGCGTGGATGCCTACGAGAAGAACTTCCGCAACAGCGTCAAGGACGTGAGCCGCGCGCGCAGCATGGCCATCGAGTCGGCGCTCGGCACGGCGGCCGGCGGCGGATCCGCACGCGGCGACACCCCAGAGATGGTCCGGGCGATGGCAGAGGTCCGGGACGCGGTGATGGCCAACGGCGCACAGGTCGTCAACAACATCGAGATGACGAACCAGGTTCTCCGGCCGCAGATGGTCGAAGACGTGGCGCGGCGTGTCGTGCAGCTGATCAACAACCAGACGCGGCAGGGCGCGCGGGCCAACTCGGCACGCCCGAAGCTGGTCCACTGAGGAGGTGGGGACAGGTGGATGTAGTTCGGTGGAAGTTCATCGACGTGCACAGTGCCGGCAAGGCGCCGTATGAGTACACGTTCCACATCAACCCGAACGAGGGTGGCACGCCGACCATCCAGAAGAACTTCACGATCCAGACCAACGCCGGACCCAACCGGGGTGCGATCGTGCAGGAGGGGCAATCCACCCCACCCGAGCTGGCGTTCTCCGGAGTCATCCTCACCCAGCCACACCTGGAGGCCCTGGAGCTCTGGTTCGACAAGCGCATCCTGATCGACATCAACGACGATCTTGGACGGGTGTTCAGAGGCGTCTTCAGCCGCTGGGAACCACAGCGCGAACGTCGGGCCTACAACTACTGGTACCACACCTTCTCGGCCGGCTTCATCGTGGCCGGCTACAAAACCGCCTCCGGCAAGGTCCGATTCGGGAAGTTCATCTGATGCGGCAGATGAACCAGGACATCTTCCGTAAGTGGACCCAGCTCGCCGCCACCGGCCAGATGGTCGGCAAGGACCGCCCGATCGGACGGGTGTCGATCGCGGAGAACACCCAGAAGCAGGTGCACTCCAGCCGCCCAGGACCCTGGCGGCACGTGCAGTTCCAGAGCGCCGGCGAGATGGAGCTGCCGGGCGTGAAGTCGATCGAGATCGACCGCTCCATCGGCAACGACACTGCCACCTGCACCATCACCCTGTACAACGACGCGCCCACCGTGGACGTGGTCGACACCGACTGGAACTTCGGTGACGGCCTGGCCAGCTGGCGCAACGGAACCGGTTTCGGTCGGCCCGGCTACCTGTCCCCGACTCGCGGCACCAGCCACACGCTGGCGAGCAACAGCATCTACAACAAGTTCCTGGACGAGCGAGGCGTCGACACCCAGGAGCAGGGCATCGTCGCGCGCTACCGGAACAGGTGGGGCTATGAGACCAACGAGTGGTACGGCAAGATCATCCCGAACCGGCTGATCCGCACCTTCCAGGGCTACGGCTCAGACAGCATGGACGACGACGGCAACCTGCTCCGCAAGGGCCAGACGGGATGGGTGCCCCCCTGGTCGGACACCAAGCTGGTGATCACCGGCACCTGGCTGATCGACACCGTGGAGCTGTCGACCGAGGGCATGGTGGTGCTCCAGTGCCGCGACCTGGGCAAGCTGCTGCTCGAGCAGGTGGTCTACCCGCCGATGCTCCCGCTGAGCCGCTTCCCGCTGATGTACTGCCCGGAGACGCCGAGCAAGGGCCGCAAGGGCGAGCGGAGCAAGAACCGGATCCACTACCACTCGGCGGCGGTCAACCTGCACGCCCGGTACCGCCCCAACGGCGTCTACGGGCACCGCCCGCAAAACGCCTTCGACGGCCGTCCAGGCACCTACTTCCTCGGCCACTCCTACAGCAGCCCCAGCGGGGGCTACTCCAAGGAGTGGATCCAGGGCACCTGTCGCGGCAACAAGATCAACCAGATCGAGGTCGACACGGTAGGCGCCGGCTACGTCGTCTACGTCTCGGTGATGGAGCGCGGCCAGTGGAAGGGGGCCAACAGCATCCCCTACGACACCGGCGGGAGCCACTCCCACGGCGCCGGCATCCCCTACGTCGCCCGACACACCATGGGCAAGGCCTCGGCGGTCATCCGACTCCCCCGCACCTACGACGCCGGCCTGGTGCGGCTGACGTTCACGAACCTGCGCAACTTCGGGCTCGCCCCGCTGCCCTACCGAGTCGGGGTCCGCGCGATCCGGGCCCGCTACCAGCGCAAGAGCACCTTCAAGAAGGGCACGATGAACCGGCCCGGCCACATCAGCGACTGGTCCGAGGCGATCAAGGAGCTGGCCGGCTGGGCGGGGTTCACCTGGAAGACCGACATCGCCCTGCGAGGCGGCTCCAGCCCCACCCCACTCCGGCCCGATCCGCTGCTGGGGCGGCAACGATCAAACGGACAGCCGTTGAGAATCTGGGGCGACATCGAGGACCTCGGCGCCGGCCCGATCGAGTGCACACCCAGCGACTTCTTCTTGAACAAGACGTTCATGGAGTGCTTCGTCGGGGAGACGCCCATTCAAACATCTGATGGCCTCATGCCGATCAAGGACGTCAAGGAAGGACAGCGGGTGCTCAACGCGGCCGGCCTCGGCACCGTGACCCACACCCGCTCGGTCCAGAAACGACGCCTGGTGAGAGTTGAGGTCGATGGCGAGGTCTTCCACTGCTCCGAGGAGCACCCCTTCTTCACAGCCCGAGGCTGGATCCCCGCCTCGGGACTCGTCAGAGGCGACCAGCTTGTCTCCCAGCGAGAGGCTGTGCATCTGGTGCAAGACGCCGCTACCCAAGGCGAACAGGCTGTATTGCGGGCACATCTGTCAGCAGAACTGGACCACCGAGCGGTTGACGAAGACGTGCCTGGTCTGCGGCGAGCCCTTCCGAGGCCAGAACTCGCAGGCGAAGTACTGCTCGAGGACCTGCACGTACGTTGGCAAGCGGAAGCCGCCTGTTCCACCGCGACGGTGCGAGGAATGCGGCAAGGAGTACACGCCGAAAGCCTGGAGCGCCGAGGCGAGGTCCAGGTTCTGCTCCAACGGATGCAAGGCGCGGCAGACGAACCGGGGTCGGGCCGGGAAGGTGGCGACCGGGCACTGGGCGAAGTTCGAGCACGGCGGGCTTCCGCATCCACAGTTCCTGCTCTGGCAGGCACTGGGCGCGAATCCGGTGGGCTGGTACGCCCAGTTCTGGATGACACCGCTTGGGGAGATTCCCGGGCGCATGTCCTTCACGGTGGACGTGGCGAACCCGGTGGAGAAGATCGCCGTCGAGGTGGACGGCCTGAGCCATACCTACAACGCGACGACCGTGGTCCGGGACCGGCATCTGGAGGACTGGATGGTCGGGCAAGGGTGGACCGTGTTGAGATTCTCGAACCGGGAAGTCCTGGATGGGTTGCCGTCTGTGGTGACAGCGATCAGGTCACGTTGTACGACCTGACGGTCTCCGGACACCCGTCCTTCTCCATCGGCGAGGCGGGCCACCTCGTCCACAACTGCTGCAAGGCGATCGCGGACTTCCTCGGCTGCCTGTTCTTCATCGACGAGTACGGCGGGATCATCTTCCGGTTCCCCAACCTCTGGTCCGGCGGCAACTTCATGACCGACCCCGAGGGGCCGCTGACGGCGGTGCGAACCGACAGCCCGAGCGTCTACAGGCGCCGCCAGTGGCCCATCGAGCTCCACGAGAGCGCCAACCTGATCAACTACTCGGTCACCCTGGACGACTCCCAGGTCCGCTCCGAGGTGATGGTGGTGGGCACGAATCCGGACACCAACTCCAACGCCCAGCTGGCCGGCGGGATCCGACTGGTCGACACCAAGGACTACGCGCAGTCACGCACGGTCAACTTCACCGAGGTGCTCGCCGGCCAGCAGCGCATGTTCCTGGTGCCCGGCGAGCAGACCAAGGGGTTCACCACCCGCGAGGAGTGCCAGCGGATGGCCGAGCTGATTGGCGTCAAGATCCTCTGGTCCTACCGCAAGGGCACCGCCACCATCCCCGGCCACCCAGGACTCCAGCTCGACGACCAGGTACGCATCTTCGAACGCATCTCGCACGAGAACAACTTCCACTACGTCTCCGGGATCTCGTCTCGGATGGACGTCGAGACCGGCGAGTACCTGATGGATGTCACCACCCACTGGCTGGGCGGCAACCCGGACCGCGACTGGGTCCTGAAGCGGGTGCAGCTGACCAAGGCGGTCACGATGCTCCCGGCCATCATCCGGCGCCTCGGCAAGGCCAATCCCGGCGGGAAGGACATCAAATGAGCTACGGCAGCTATGGCGCACTGGAGCGGGTGGCCTCCCGCGACCGCGAGAACGCCGAGGCACAGGCCCGACCGGCCCGGGTCCGGTTCTTCGCCAGGACCCGGGGGGTCGGCGAGACCCGCCTGGAGGGCAAGCGGGGCATCACCTTCGGCGCGATCATGCTGGAGGAGCCGTCGTTCTCCTTCGGGGTGATCAACGAGGGCAACATGGCCGCCCAGGCCGCCCCCCTGGCCACCGCAACCGTGCTGCGTTGGAAGAGGCAGGGGCAGTTCTGGGTCGGCGCCGATCTGGTGTTCGTGGTGGATGGTCGGAGACCGGACATCCGGCTGAAGTTCTCGATGACCTTCGAGGGCATCACCCTGCGCACCACCAACCCGCTGCGGGGGGCGGTCCGATGAGGCTCAACAAGCCCGTCGTGACGTATGAGTGGGGATTCGAGGACCTTTCTGACGGTCAGATCATCACGACGGTCCCTGTGGGCACGGTCGGGGTGCATCAGGCGGTATGGGATGCCCGGGGCTTGAGCGCTACGGCGTATGGGGTTCCTGCCGCGCGAAGCGGTCTGCTGGGGATGGGGTCGCACGAGCAGTACGGGAACGTCTGGTATCACGGTGTCGGATCCGCCTTGGGCGGGAAGGCCTCGGTGTGGCAGAAGATCGACATTCTCGGCTCTGGGTTCGATGGGCCGTCCAATCCCGTCCCCATGAACAGTGCGCTCATCGGCTCCAAGACGCCCGGTGAATCTGGTCAGACCGGCGTTGGCTACTTTGCCTACCGCCGTGACAACGGCAGTTTCGCTCTGGTCAAGGAGAGTCCCTCCTTCTCCTACACCGACTTCAGTGCCCCGACCGGGGTGTGGCTCAGGTACGAGACCGAGTACCTGCCCGACGGAACGGTGAACTTCACGGTGGAGGGCGAGGACGGGTCGTCCTACTTCACCCACACCTACAACCGTGGCATCACCCTCGACCCCGGTGAAGGCGAGCACCACTTCCGAGGCGTCGCCATGTACGGGGGCACCCACGGTTCCGGGTCCAGTCTGGTGTCCGACGACATGGTGTTGACGATGTACGCCCCCCCGATCGACAACCTCCTGGCCACCGGCGCCGGCCCAGGACCCGTCGTCTTCGCGGAAGGGGTGCGGTGATGGCCACGCCACGCCTAGAGGAGGCTATCGGCCCAGCACCGGGACTGATCATGTCGACCGACTATCTGAACATCTTGTCCGAGGACGCCTTCAGTGGCGACGAGTTGGACTTCATGGGCAGCCCGGTCATGGGCGATGTGGACGGGTCCCCCACCTTCTCGATGGAGCGTTGGGTGCGGATCGTCCTCGAACCCCCCTTTGTCGAGATCCAGGGCATCTGGTTCTGGGTTCCCAGCCTGGTCCCGCCGGCTGGGTGGGAGCTGCTCATGGGGGTCGCCCCGACGTACCGCCAGCCGGTGGCCGCGCCCAGCGCAATCGCCACCACTCCGGTGCCGATAACCAGGCCGTCGGAACCGAACTTGAAGGGGTCCCTCCAGGGATCCGGTGAGCAGGTCACCGAATGGATCGTGTTGCAGGCGGTGGTGGACGCGGATGCGCCAACCGGACCGCTGCTGGGCTTCGATCCGGACGGGCGGCCGAACCCGCTCCAGTACCAGCTGGACTGGGTTGAGATCGTCTAGGAGGAGACGTGCCGGGCTCGAAGTCGAACTACCTCGAGAACAAGGTTCTCGACGGCGTGCTGGGTGGCCCGGCCCTCCCCCTCTCTGCGACCGTCTACCTCGCGCTGAGTACCGCCCTGTACGACGAGGCCGCTACCGGGTCGGCGATGAGCGAGGTGGCCGGCGGGGGCTACGCCCGGGTCGCGGCGACGAACGACGCGACGAGCTGGCCGGCGGCGGCCAACAGTTCGAAGGCCAATGGTGTTGGCCTCACCCACCCGGCCGCCACGGCCGATTGGGGGACGGTGGTGTCGTTCTACATCGTCGACGCGGCCAGCGGCGGGAATGTGCTCTATGGCGGCGATCTCACCACGAGCCGCACCATCGCCACGGGCGACACCGCCTCGTTCGCCGCCGGAGCGATCACGGTGACCGAGGACTGAGGGGGAACTGGACATGGATCTGAACGCACTGACCGAGGCCGGCTTCAAGCAGGCCCTGACCGCCGAGCAGCGGGAGGCCAAGAACGCCGAGCTCGCCGAGTCGGAGCTGTCCCGGGGCGGGGAGTACCGCATCGACTACGCCCTCACCCGCGACAAGGTGACGATCACGGTCGAGCAGAACACCGGCGCACAGAGCCGGGGCGACCTGGAGATGTCCATCAAGTACCCCCCGGTCGCGGTGGTTGAGGGTCCTGGTGGACGCGTGGCCTGCTCTCCCGACAACACCGGGCTGCTGCTGCGCCTGGCCGACGAGCTGGGGTGACCCAGGTTGTCCTACATCAACGTCTCCCCTGCCAAGCACTGTGTGGCGGGGACGGATGCCCGGATCCTTGCTGGCCAACTGTCCATCCACGCCCACTGACGGAGTTAGACCATGACCATTCGCTTCTCTGTGACCGCTCGGAACGCCGGTTTGAACGCCTCGCTGGATCTCATGGACGCAGGCGCTGGTTCGGGAACGATCAAGATCTACACCGGTGCCCAGCCTGCCACTGCTGACACTGCACCGAGCGGCACCCTTCTCGCCACGTTCACCTGTGCCGATCCTGCGTTCGCTGCCCCAGTCGATGGCGCGAAGGATCTGGATGCCGACCCCGACCTGACCACCACGGCTGTGGACACGGGCACGGCGGGCTGGGCACGGTGTGCCGACTCGGATGGCAACCCGGTCATGGACGGGTCGGTGGGGACTGCGACGGGCGTGCCCGAGACGGAGCCCGACTTCATCATCAACTCCGCTGCGATCACCACCGGTCAGACCGTCAACCTGCTCACTGGCACTGTTACTGACCCTGCCTGACTCGGTGCGGTCTATACGGAAGGGCGGTGAGTGGTGACGTACTCGGATGAGGTTCTGGCTGACTCCCTGCTGCTCGGCGCTACTGGCCTGCTGGCTGGCCTCCCACTCCTAGCCACCGAGAGGGGGTGACCCGATGGCCCATGTCCTGCTGGTGACGAACAGCACCGCCCATTCTTCCGCGACACGCGCCAAGGCCGCCCTTGAGAACGAGGGGCACACGGTCGCACTGCAGGCCGAGTCCGGTCTCGGGGCGGCGTCCCTGACGGGCGTGGACGTGATCGCCCTCGTTTTCGAGACACGCACCACAGTGGCCCCCTGGGTTTCGGCTCGCTGGGCCGAGGGGTACCCGGTCCTGTTCGGCGGCCTGGATGCTGGAACCTTCAGCGGGGCATTAACGGACACCGCTAAGGACGTGGGGATTCTCAACACCCCCAAGACGCTCAGCCACACCTCCGGCCCCGAGTCCCCCGACATGAACCTGACGGCAACCCATGCCATCACCACGGGGTTCTCTGGCGTCGTCACGGTGATGGCGGGTTCCAACTGGTCGGTGCGGGACACCGGCATGCCCTACGGGACGGCGCTGGCCGACATTGGTGGCGCGACGCCCCCCGCCACTCCCGGCAGGTACCTCACCGCCGTCGAGTCCGGTGACGCGATCAACGGATCCGCGACCAACGCCCCGGGCTCGACCGCACCTGCCCGGGCCGTGTTCTGTGGCTGGTTCTATGCGGGGGCGACCGACTACACCGCTGACGGCAAGAACATCCTTGGACAGGCTGTCGACTGGCTGGCCGACGCGCCGATGACGTACCAGTCTGAGGTTCTGGCCGACTCTCCGCTTGCGTACTGGCGTTTGGGTGATGCGTCCGGAACGACCATGGCGGATTCATCCGGTAATTCCCGTCCCGGCATCTACTCGGGATCCCCGAC